TAATTAAATATGCAAACTGAATTTAAAGTGAAGGACGTTGCCTTCGAGGAGCAGAAATCTGTTCAAGAAGTGGAAGAGCAACTCCTAAAGGAACACGAAGAGAAGCACGGCATCTCTTCCGAAGAAAAACCAGTAGAGACCACAGTAGTGGGGTCTGATGGCACAATAGAAAAAGTCGAAGAGACTGAGGCACCAGTTGCTAAGGAACTCGGAGACGAAGACGTTCTTACATACTTAAAGAGTCGGTACAACAAGGAAATCAACTCTGTTGATGACTTGTTTCAGGCGAGAAAAGATGCGGAGGAACTTCCAGAAGACGTGTCGGCCTTTTTGAAATACAAGAAGGAGACCGGTCGAGGCATCGAAGACTTTATTCAATTGAATAAGGACTACGATTCAGTTCCTACGAATCAACTGTTAGCTGACTACATCAAGCAAGAGAACCCAGAGTTCGATGAAGAAGACGTAAAGTTTGAAATCGAAAGCAGGTACGAGTTTGATGAAGATCTTGATGACCCCAAGGAAATCAAGAGAAAGAAGCTAGCAATGAAAAAAGATCTTGCTAAGGCCAAGGACCACTTCAATCAATTGAAGGAACAATACAAGATACCTCTTGAGTCAAGGGGTGGCTTAGTTTCTGATGACGAGAAGGGTGAGTACGAGGCTTTTAAAAGATATGCCAAAGAGTCCGAGGAAGTGCAGAAGTCTCAGTTAGAGCGCTCAGAGTTCTTTGCCAAGAAGACGGACGAGCTTTTCAGCGACCAGTTCAAAGGTTTTGAATTTAAGGTCGACGACAAAGCGATTTCGTTTAAGCCTGGCAGTCCAGAACAAATGAAGAAGGCTCAATCTGACATCAGCAAGTTCATTGGTTCGTTCTTAGACGAGAATGGATACGTGAAGGACGCTGCTGCATATCACAGAGCTATCGCTGTAGCTATGAACCCAGACGGTTTTGCCAAGCACTTTTATGAGCAAGGCATGGCCGCTGCGGTAGACAGTGTTGCTAAGGAGTCAAAGAACATCCAGATGGACGTTCGGTCAACACCTCAGTTAACGCCATCTACTGGGTTTAAAGTTGTAGCGTTAGACAATGACCACGGAAGCGGGCTAAAGATAAAAATGCGTAACAAATAACAAACAACAAAAAACAAAAACTAAAAAACTATGGCTGGATCAGTTCAAACGAGCCCCGGGTTTGCTATAACCCCCTCGTCCGTAAAGGCAACTTTACCCTCAAACTACATTACCAACTTCGACTTCTTGAATCAGTATCTTCCTGATACCTACGAGAAAGAATTCGAGCGTTATGGTAATCGCTCTATCGCATCTTTCTTGCGCCAAGTTGGTGCTGAGATGCCTTCTAACTCTGACTTGATCAAATGGGCAGAGCAAGGTCGTTTACACACCAAGTATAGAGCTTGCTCTATCGCTTATGGTGCTGGTAACGACACTGCTACTTTGACTGTTGCTGATGCAGGTATTACTGCTTGTAACTTCCGCATTGGTCAAACCGTGTTCTTGTCTTCTAACACTTCTTCTGCTTCTGACAAAGCTATCATCACCGCAGTATCTGGATTGACCTTCACTGTTGCTTACTATGCACAAAACGGTGGAACTATTGTAGATAGTGGTCTTAACGACATCACTGCGTTTGTTTATGGTTCTGAATTCAGAAAAGGATCTAGCGGAATGGAAGGTTCTTTGGAAGCTCAAGATGACATCTTCGACAACAAGCCTATCATCATCAAAGACAACTACGAAGTATCTGGTTCTGACATGGCTCAGATCGGATGGGTAGAAGTTACTACTGAGAATGGTGCAACTGGCTACTTGTGGTACATCAAGTCTGAGCACGAAACTCGTTTGCGTTTCGAGGACTACTTGGAAATGTCTATGATCGAAGGTGTTCCTGCTGAAACAGCATCTGGAGCTCTTGCTTATTTGTCTCCTGCTCCTACTACTGCTGCTGGTACAGACGGTTTGTTCTACACCATTGAGCAACGCGGTAACGTGTGGGCTGGTGGTAACCCAAGCACATTGGCTGACTTCGACGCGATCATTCAGCGTTTGGACAAGCAGGGTGCTATCCAAGAAAACATGTTGTTCGTTAACCGTAACTTCGGTTTCGACATCGACGATATGTTGGCTTCTCAGAACAGCTACGGTGCTAACGGTACTAGCTACGGTGTGTTCAACAACGACGAAACTATGGCCTTAAACTTGGGCTTCAAAGGTTTCAAGCGTGGTTATGACTTCTACAAGACCGACTGGAAATACTTGAACGATGCAACTTTGCGTGGTGGTGTTGTTGGTGGTGAAGTTAATGGTGTGTTGGTTCCTGCTGGTTCTACTAACGTGTACGACATGGTGATGGGTAAGAACGCTAAGCGTCCTTTCTTGCACGTTCGTTACCGCGCTAGCGAAACTGAGAACCGTCGCTACAAGACTTGGATTACTGGTTCTGCCGGTGGTGCTTCTACTAGCGATTTGGATGCAATGAGAGTTAACTTCTTGTCTGAGCGTGCATTGTGCACATTGGGCGCGAACAACTTCTTCTTGTTCAAAACCGCTTAATCGTAACAACCGATTATACAAGAGGGTGGGTACAATTGTACTCACCCTTTTTGTTTATATTTGCAGCGTTAATTAAATCAAATTATGAAAAATCCAACTAATCAAGTTAAGGATAGAGTGTTTATCCTTACGAAAGAGAAAGCTCCGTTGAGCTACACCCTTCCATCAAGAAACACAAAGCGTTTTTCTTTACTCTACTTTGACGGAACCACAAACCGTGCGTTGCGTTATTCTAGAAACCAGAAGTCAGTATTTGAAGATGAACAGGACGACAAGGCAATCCTTGAGCCAATCGTATTCGAGGATGGAAACTTAGTTGTTCCAGCAAACAACCCGATGCTTGGGAAGTTCTTGGACATGCACCCATTGAATGGAGATGTATTTAAAGAGTTTAACACAGAGAAAGAAGCCACGCTAGACATCGAAGAGTTGAACATCGAGCTTGACGCACAAATCGCAGCACGCGAGATGAAGTTGGAAACAATGGAGTCTGTAGGACGTTTGATCTATGGTCCGTCTGTAGACAATATGACAACACCAGAGTTGAAGAGAGACATCTTGCTTTACGCTAGAAAATACCCAATTCAATTTTTAGAGATGATCAACGACCCCGACTTAGAAGAGACCGCAATGTCATCTAAGGCATTGTCTTCTGGATTGTTTACAATGAGAAATAACAACCGCGAGATATGGTTTAACATGCCTGGAAACAAGCGCAAGTTGATGAACATCCAGCCTGGAGATGATCCAGTGTCTGTATTGACTACATTCTTTGAATCAGAAGAAGGCAAGCCAATCGCAGAGATGGTACAGTCTAAACTTTCTTAACTATATTTGCAGTATAAAACAAAAAAATGAGCAAGTTTCTTAAAATCGCCGCTAGCACAACTGGATCAGTTTTGGTTGGCCTTGACAACATCGACTTGGTAACTGCAACAGCTACCACAGTTGTATTGAACTACAGCGCTGGTTCTACCAGTACTGACGTGGTTACTATTACCCACACTTCTGACAGTACGTTTGCAACTCGTGATGCATTTTATGCAGCTATCGAATTGGCAAACTCTGCCTCTTCTAACCCTGCTGTATTCATTACTCCCGTGTTGCCTTCTGGTATTACTGTGAGCACTGTTGCAGTTGCCTAATTAGAACAGACCAAAAACTAGGGCCATCTCGGAAGGGGTGGCCTTTTTTTGTTATCTTTGTGATGACATGATAAACACGGTTAGAAATACTGTTATGGCTATCCTTAATAAGGATAACAACGGTTACATTACACCGGAAGAGTTCAACCTATTCGCCAAACAAGCGCAGCTTGAGATATTTGAGCAGTACTTCTACGACTACACCAACTGGGTGAATAAAAGAAATGGAAGGTTGGCTAATGACGGTTATTCAGACATTCAAAAAAACATATCAGAAACAATTGATACATTTTCTACATCTAGCAATTTATCGTACTCGGGCGCTAATCAATCGTTTGCCCTTCCTAGTGATTGGTACTACATTAATGTTGTATTATACGGCACTAAAGAGATTGAATTTGTGGCCCAGAACAAGGTGATGAACTTGCTAAACTCTAACATCACCGCACCGACTGTAGCCTACCCAGCATACTATCAAAAAGGAAATGATATTAAAGTTTACCCAACGACCATCCAGAGCAACGTCAGTTCGTTGTATGTTCGCTACCCTGTTGATCCTAAGTGGACATATACTGTCGTGGCAGGCTCGCCTATATTCAACCAGTCAGCTGTTGACTATCAAGACTTTGAGCTTCCGGAAAGCGCACAAAACGACCTAGTGTACAAGATTTTGTCATATTCTGGGGTTAATCTTCGCGAAGCAGAGGTTGTACAATTCGCTACCGGATCTGACAACACTGAGCAAACTAAGCAAAGCTAATGGCATACATAACTAATCAAGCATACTACTCGGACCCCAACAACAGTGGAGAGTACCAGTATGTCAGCCTGTCTGACATAGTGAACAACTTCATGCTTATGTATGTTGGCGACGATAAATTAATAGGCGTTACAAAGAGATACAACGTGTTGTTCCACGCAAAGCGTGCAATACAGGAGCTGAACTACGACGCGGCCAGAAACGTAAAGGTGCTAGAGCTTAACGTTGGAGAAGACCTCAAGTTGGTCCTTCCTCCAGACTACGTTAACTACGCAAGGATCTCTATGGAAGTAGAGGGCACTCTGTTTACTCTCAGCGAGAACATGAGCGTCAACTACGCACAGGCATACTTGAAAGATTCTAGCGACAACATACTGTACGACCAGAACGGTAGCGTTATCACCGGCACGTCAGAGCTTGACATCAAGAGAATTCAAGGATACCCACAGACATTGTTTACTGGCGAGGGCTGGGCAAACGGTCGTTGGGGATGGAATATCGATGACTACTGGTACTTCAACTACAGTCTTGGTGGATTCTTTGGTTTGAACTCAGAGGTTGCCAACGTTAATCCAACATTCAGAATTGACAAGGCCTCTGGCGTAATCAACTTCAGCTCTGGTATGAGCAACAGGCTTGTCGTGATTGAGTACATCTCTGATGGTCTTGAGAACGGCGACGACGACGCAGTTAAGGTAAACAAGTTGGCAGAAGACTTTATTTATAGCTACATCAAGTGGGCTATCTTGAATAACAAAGTGGGAGTGCAAGAGTACATTGTACGTAGAGCAAGAGAAGAAAAGTCTGCAATGCTTAGAAACGCTAAGATCAGACTTTCTAATATCAAGCCCAATCGTATTTTGATGGTATTGAGAAATCAAGGAAACTGGATCAAGTAATGGAATTAAAGAGAAGCCTAGTAGCTGGTATAATGAACAAGGATCTGGACGAGCGCCTGATCCCTGATGGACAATACAGAGATGCAATGAACGTAACCGTCGGCACGTCTGAGGGTTCTGACGTTGGAGCGCTGTCGAATGAGCTTGGCAACACCAAGGTGAGCGGACTTGCTGCTGCAGCTACTGCATTTTCTGGCTCTTCATTTTCCTTGGCCGGGGCAAAGACGATCGGATCTATATCCGTACCTTCTGAGTTCTTGGTGTTCTGGTTTGTAAAGGCCGTTGGTGGAAACATCATCGCGTCTTACAACGAGCTTACTGGCTTGACGTCTGTCCTTGTGATGGACACAAGGGCCGGTGCCGCGAACGTTCTTAATTTCAACACGCAGTACTTGATTACCGGTGTAAACTACATCAGTGATTTGCTTTTCTGGACCGACGGGCTCAACCCGCCACGCAGAATAGACACGAAGACCAACTATGGCTTCAATACATTTACAGAGGAAGACGTTAACGTAATCGTAAAGCCACCATTGACGGCGCCTACGCTTGCGTTAAAGACAGACGACTCACAAACAAATAACATCACAGACAAGTTCTTGTACTTCTCTTACCGGTATAAGTACCAGAACAACGAGTACAGCTCGCTTGCTCCGTTCTCTGAGGTGGCATTCTTCCCGAAGGACTTCCAGTACGACTACGGAACCGGATCTAACAAGTCGATGGTGAACTTCTACAACGCAGTAGATGTTTCATTTAATATTGGGTCTAGCATCGTAAAAGAGATTCAGTTGGTGTTTAAAGACGCTGCTGGATTGAACGTAAACGTCATTGACAACTTCTCTCGTCAGGACATCGTGTCTGGAAAAATCAGCGCTGTAAGCCTGTCTGGAACGACCGCTACGTTAAACGGATTCTCGAACAACAAGATATACAGCGTGCTTCCAGCAAACCAGCTGACAAGATTGTTTGACAACGTTCCGTTGAAAGCAAAGGCACAGGAGCTCATTGGGAGCAGATTGATTTATGGAAACTACACACAGTTCTATAACATCGTAGACATAGCCAAGGGCGCTATCCAGATGAACTACGGAATAGAGGTAGTTCCAGAAAACAGGGCCTCTGGTTCTTATGTAATTGGAGAGCCTGTAAAGACCATGCGTAGCGACAGAGACTACGAAATTGGTATCTGCTATGTTGATGCATACGGAAGAATGAGCACGGTTCTTACCACGGTAGAGAACTCTGTGTACATTGGTCCAGAGAATTCAGACACCGGCAACAAGTTGGTATTGACGATCAACAACGAGGCGCCAGACTTTGCTACAAAGTATCGCGTCATGATCAAGCAGAACAAGGGGTCTTACTACAACATATTCCCGACCCTGTTCTATACCGACGGGCCATTCGTCTACATGAAGATCAACGAGTCTGACGTAGACAAGGTTAAGTCAAACGACTACATCGTAATA